CCAATTCTGAAACCACCATCCCTACTTCTGCCTTCAGCAGGTTGTCTAGTTAAATTAACCATAGGACCAATCGAACGACTATGTTGTTTATCATTAACCATATGTTTTAATCTTTGATAGAATACAGGACCAATGAATATATTGGTTTCTAATTGTTCGCCAGTCAATCCATTATATAATAATTCATTACCATAACTCTCATAACCTAATTTTTGTAATTCAGCGGTAATTGTTTTGATGTCTAGATTACCAAAACTAGTTCCATCACCAAATAATCCCAGTTCCAACAACACTTTACCTAATAGCGTTTCTTTTAATTGACCAATAGTCATACGAGATGGAATAGCATGTGGATTGATAATAATATCAGGACGCAGACCTTCTTTTGTGAATGGCATATCACATTCTGGTATAATATTACCAACGGTACCTTTTTGCCCAGCACGGCTACTATTTCCAATAATAAGAGATGGACTATATTCAGTTTCCCTCATGTAATAAGTATGCGAACTAGGCATTTCAATACAATATACTTTTCCAATATAATCTATAAGTTCCTCTTTATTTGATTCATTTTTCTTTTTATTTATCCAAGGTTGATTTTGCTTTCGAATAATACTTACTTTGTAATAAGTATTTTTTTGTGTAATAGATACATCACTTCCAGCACGCAAACCCAAATTTCGCTTTCCTACTCGAGTAATTCCAGTAGGTTCATCAGCAATTTTAATAATACCAGACCAACCACAATGTACAGCTAAACGTGAAATATCATTGGCTAATTGAATACTAATTGTACCATAACGACTAAATTCTGGTTCTCCTTTATATTTCATAGTAGTTCCATCACCTTGTAAAAGTGATTCAAGCAATACAATAGATTGCCGTTTTGATAATTCCCATACATAATCTGGTAATTTTTTATTCAAAGCACCAAGACTTAATTTGTTTATTTCATGACAAACATACGGATATTTTGAATTAGATATATAGTATTTGCCATCATTATAATAAGAATAATTTATACCTAATTTTTGTAAAATTTGTTTATTGAATTCAATTTTTCTTTCTTTCAATGCTGTAATATATATTCCATTATTTGATTTATCACAATTACCATCGCTTACAAACATTCCAATAAATTGTAACCAAGCATCCATGTGATAATCAATATCACCAATTCGAATAGTAGGAATATCTGGATAAGCGTTTTCTAATGATTTCTGGAAACGAACCATTTTTCCAATAACATCTTCGGCTTTGATAAGTTCATAGTTTGTTCCATGACGTTTCTTAACATATAATTTATGATTCAAAGTACATACAATTTCAATTTGTTTATTTTTAATAGAGTACATTTTATCATTATGTTCATATTCAAATTTAGCAGTAGGATATTCATAACACATATTCCCATCGGTTCCAATAGAACAAACTTTATGTTTATTAATATCGACATGTTGTATTTCTATCCAACCATGATCAGTAAGAATTTGTTGTGTAGGTAACGAACAAAATTTATCACCAAATACAGGCTTTCTTAATACACGAACACGGACTTTCGCAAAATTATATCCATCACCATTTCTACCAGTATAATTCTTATCAATATAGGTTTCCTCCGTAGTTCTGAAAGTTTTACTTTGGTCTTCGTATTTTATGGTTTTGGTAGGGTCGTTACGATTCTCTTTGATAGGTATTGTTTTGGCTATAATAACATCGCGATTTTCGACTAATTCATTTTCTGGAATGAAACCATGTGGATTTAATTTATCGTAATTACCGAATTTAATACCCTTTGTTTTAGTAGGGTCTGGCTTACAACGAATGATTTCATCTCGAATAATGTTTTTGTCTTCATCTTTTTCGGTATGATAAATAGTAGCCAAGAATAAACCTCTATCGATGGAACCCTTATTGATAAGAACACTATCTTCTTGATTATAACCAGTATGAGACATAATAGCAACGTGAATTTGCGTACCAGATGGAATACGATTCAAATGAATGAAATTCATCAATCGAGTATCGACTAATGGACGACTTGGATAATTTAATACATATGCGGTTTTATCCATACGTTGGTCGTAATTCGTAGCATATACACCCATTGCTTGTTTTCCCATGGCACAATTCGAACTTAGGAAACTTGAGCCCGCAATAAATGAATGATTATCACTTTTTACTTCTATGTCAGAAACTAATCCGTCTGGTTCTGGAGTTATAGATTCTAATGGTACAAATATACAGTTGTTCTTTTCTTCAACTATTTCATTCATCCAATTATCAATATTTAAACCACTCAAGATTTCAATCGCCCTTTCTGGGGCATTAAAATCTTTATTGGTCATTGACCACGAGGAATGTGAATCCGCAGGTGCGGTTTCAATTCTTCGTTGGTTTAATTCCGTATTTTTTATTTTTAAATATTCTGCCCTTTTGAAATCTAATATATTTTTTGTATCATTTAAAATACCAATTTTATATTCATTTATATTTTCTTTCATCTGTCCAATTGTTTTCCATCCTTTATTCGTCATTAATTTATGGTCTTCTGTAGCAATTATTTCACGACCACTAACTGTTTTTAATTTATAAATTGGAAATTCATTTTTTCGAACAAATTGATTTACAACAGCTGTTTCTGTTACTTCTAATGTTTCTGGATTGAATGATAATACATTTTCACCAATAGATACATCTTTAATACATTTTTTACTACCATCCGCCATCCATACTAGTTCGTTTGGTGAAAGACATTGGTACGTATTACGAGGTGCTTGGTTATGTTCTGGATATGGAATACACGACGCTAATACTCCAAAAATAGTACTAGGATGTATTTCACAATGAGTATAATTGAATTTTTGTGTCAAGTCTTGTAAATACCCTTCCTTACTTTTCATAGCAATCATAGCAAAATTTTGTTCTTCGGGGTCAATGTATTCGATAACAGATTCGTCCAATTTACAGTTAGTTAGTAAATCATTCCATGAAATTTCTTTAGAAACTAATTTATCGATTATATCAGCAGTAATCAATGCTTTATTATCACGTACTTTTAGAACAGGACGTGTCAAACGACCACCATCATTACATATACGTATTTCTAATGATTTATAATCGAATACGATTGAAATATAAATATTAATAATGCCACGATACTTTTTATCTTTCATATCACTGTATAGTTCCATAGGTGTTTCAGTAACACCTAACCAAGCACCGTTGACAAATACTTTGACTTTACCATGCATATCGGTTGGAGATGTATCATTCACCGATAATAAATAAGGTTTCACATATTCATACAACGATGAACTATTTGTTGGAATAGTAATATGAGCCATGTAACTAATATTTTTCACTACACCAATCGACTGACCCTCCGGAGTTTCTACAGCACATAAAAACCCGAACGTCGTATTATGTAATTTACGAGGAGCGATTAATTCACCACTTTTTTCCAACGGTGTATTGATACGACGCAAATGACTCAAACTGGAAACATAAGTCAATCTATTGAGCACTTGAGCAACACCAACTTTACTACTATTCGATTGTTTAATGCTGAAATCACCAGTGGAAAGAGCACGATTAATACCGTTTTCAATAGTAGTCGATTTCATAATTTTATAAATATTGGTCATGTTAATGATATTTTCATAATCTTCGGTTGAACGCCAAGACCCAGTATTAATTTCACGTACAACTTGTTTCTGCATTTCTTTTACTAATTTATTGAAATAATTCCTGAACAAATTATTCAAAAGAGTACCAGTTAATTCAATACGTTTATTCAAATAAGAATCGCGGTCATCTGGAGGAAGCCAACCGAGACTTGTTTGTAATAGTTTTTTAGCCATATAACCAACTAAATACAATTTTTGTGGAAGAGTTTGACAATGAGGAAATAAATCATTATCGAGAACTTCTATTGTGAATTCGCGTTTCTTTCTAGCGCCAGTATCTTTATCCATATTGATTGGCGTAAATGCGACGGACGCAGTAATATGTCTAAGAGCATCCTCTTGTGTCATATATTTATTTGCGTCAATCATGGATGCTTGTAAGCACTGTAGTAAATCGACTTGTTTTTTATCGGTTATATCTAATAAAATATATTGACTAATTTCTTTATCACTTAGCACACCAAGTGCTCGAAATAGTACAAATAATTCAATCGGCTGTTTTATGCGAGGAATATTTACAAATATTCCATTACCAAAACCATTATTTTTACTGGCAATCATCATTTCAATTTGTTTTGGTGATATACATTTGAAATCCGGAACCGATTTGATTTCAGCAAACCAATTCCATTTGGTAGTATTTTTGCCATCGAAACAATAAACGCGATTTTCAGCAGCACGTTCTTGACCCAATACAGTTTTTTCAGAACCTTTGATAATGAAATAACCACCACAATCCATAGAACATTCGCCAGTATATTGATGATTAATGAATTTATTTTGTGTCAATGTACATACAGACGATTTCAACATAATTGGCAATTTACCAATATTGATTTTTGGTAAAACCTTTTCGATTATTTTTGGAGTATCCATATTTTCAGTATTTCTCACAACATATTGAATATTAACATCAACTGTCATAGTTGAAGCATATGTGAAATTTCGCAATTTAGCTTCTTGTGGTAACATCATTTTTGTAGCGCCATTATTTTCGTGAATTTGTGGTGGATAGAGTTTAAAATTCGTGAATGATATAAAAATTTCTAGAAAGTATTTATCTTTTTCAGCAACATAGTCGTTCTCAGAATGAATTGTAACTGGGTTGAACATTTGAATCGTTCTTAATATTTGATAATTGACAAAATGATTATATGATTCTATTTGATGACGAACCAATCTATCAAGATGTTGACCCTCGAAATAAGATTCGATTATATGAAAAGGTTCTTCTGTATAATTACCAAGATGTTCTAATAATTTGGTTTCATCATTGGTAATATTAGCATGAATATATTCAATTTGTTTCTGGATTTCACTTTCTTCTGTTATCATATTTTTTATATCATTAGTAGTTTGTGGATTAGTATTTATTGGAGAAAATTCTACAGCAGTTTCTTTTTTTGTAGAACGCTTTTTTGGAGAAATTTTCACTTTGATAGTGGATTCTTTTAAATCACTGTTCAAACCTGGAACAGCATATGTGTTTGAAGATACAGATGCGGATTTCATTTCGTAATTCATCATTTTCGATTATAATATTATAATCTGAATCTTAATATAATAATATAATCAATTTTTTAAATAGTTTTTGTATAAAGTTTTTCGATAGTTTAACGTAATATTATATAACAAAAAATGGAATAAAAGTTTTATTATAATAATACTAGAAAATGAATAGCAAACGGTTTATAGATTATTTGGATACATATAATGATAAAACGCAGTATAATTATAGTCAATATTCGTTATTGACAGGTGCTATTCAAAGTAATTTTATAGAAAATAATTTAAATGATATTAGTTTCGTGGGCAATATTAATTTAAAAAATCCTACGAAAAATCAACCAGTATTTTTACATTTTTATCCAATTTTAGAAAATCCGATAATAAAAAGTTCGATACTAGAAAGTTCGATACTAGAAAGTTCAAATAATTTTTATTCGAAATATTCAGGTTCAATATGGAATACTTCAAATAAGCAAAATGCCGAAACACAATATTCAATTTGGCAAAAAGAACACGAAACGAATATTTATATACCGGCGTTACCTGCTACGATTACAAAAACGAAACAAAAATTAATAGACGCTTCTATTAATTCATTATCTGATGTTATAAAAATAATAGATGAAAATGAATACAACGACGATACTGAATATAATATAGATTTGAAATCATTACACAACATAAAAGATGAGTTGAAAGAATTAAATGAAATGATAGGTATGGATAGCATAAAGCACTCGATTTTAAATCAATTAATTTATTTTATTCAAGAATTACATGTTGGAAATAAAACTAGCGATTTCAAACATACTGTTTTGTATGGCCCACCTGGAACAGGTAAAACAGAAATAGCAAAAATTATAGGTAAAATGTATTCTAAGATTGGTATTTTGAAGAGTAATGTTTTCAAAAAGGTAACGCGAAATGATTTGATAGCTGGCTATTTAGGACAAACAGCAATAAAAACGAGAAAAGTAATAGATGAATGTTTAGGGGGAGTACTTTTTATAGACGAAGCGTATTCTTTGGCAAATAGTGGAGATAATGATAGTTATTCAAAGGAATGTATCGATATCTTATGTGAAGCATTGAGTAATCATAAAAACGATTTAATGGTTATTATAGCAGGTTATGAAGAAGAATTGAAAGAAACATTTTTTAAAGTGAATAAAGGAATGTATTCGCGATTTATTTGGAGATTTAACGTAGAATCATATAATTCAAAACAGTTGATGAATATATTTAAAAAGAAAATAGTAGACCAAGAATGGTCAATGGAAAGCGAAAACGATTTAACAGAAAAATGGTTTGAAGATAAAAAAGATAATTTTAAAAATTACGGACGTGATATGGAATTATTATTGACATATGTAAAGGTTTCGCATGGTCGTAGAATATATGGTAAACCAGTTGAATTGAAAAAGAAAATTTCATTAGCTGATATGAATGATGGATATGTTACATTTACTGCTAATAAAAAGAACAAAAAAGAAAATAATTATATTCATAGTATTTACATTTAGACAAACAATAAAATATTTATAAGGTTTAGCCGCCGTTTTCTTTTCGTTTCATGTAAATATACTATATAGATATTTAAATAAAATAAAATAATGAGTGAAAAGAAAATATTGAAAGTTAATATTTCGGATTTTGCGTTATCTAATAATACAACTCGAAAAAAAAGAGCATCGAAAGAAAACGGTGAAATCAAAGTAAAGCAGCCGACAGAACGAAAACGGAGCGATAGTTTGAAAAAAAAATCGATATTGAAAATGATTCGACAACATCAAGAAGATAGATATAAAAAATTATTTGATAATAATAATAATTCAAGACAACCGACAAGCGCAACAAGCACGACTAGTTCAACCGCCAATATTGATAATTTCAATAAAGATTTTGATGAGGCAAAACAATTTTTACAAACATTGACAGAAAAGACAGACGTTGTTAATAAAATGAAGAATTACACATTAAAACAGTATCCTAATAATATTCAGTCAAATTCACTTTTATTGAATCCATCCATAAATCCAATGACAGAAGTCACGAACTTGAATACTTTATCTGATAGATTATTAAATAATAATACACATAATATACACCCGAATATTGCTATTAATAATGCTCCAGCTTATGGATGCTTGAAAAATGGAAATTTACCTACATTTAGAAATTATATGAATCAAACTAGAAAAAATTTACCTCTACATGCTACTATGCCAAATATGCCAAATATGCCAAATATGCCAAATATGCCAAATATGCCAAATATACCAAAACCATTAAATATTAGTAATATTCCGATTTCGATTGAACCTCAAATGATAGGTGGAGGTGATTCTAATCGTCATAATCAACCAAATACTAATTCTCCAGAATTAAAAAAAGAAAATATTCCTTTATCTCATAACGAATTAGTTGAACAAAAAGTAAATGAAAGTTTGAATAGAGTTAATATAATGAGAAAAACAGAGGAGAAATTGAAAGATATAAATCGAAAATATATTCCAACAGTAAAAAAACGTAAGAAAACCTACAAACGAACATATAAAGTGGGCAAATCATCCGTATTTCCAAGAGTATCTGTATTAGTTTCGAATAAAACAATCCGAAAACAAGTGGCGAATAAAAAACAATTATTAAAACAAACATCTATGCCAGATATAAAAAAATATTTAATGAAAAGAGGTTTTATCAAAGTAGGTTCAACCGCGCCAAATGATGTTTTGCGTAAAATGTACGAGAGCGCTACGTTAATATGTGGTGAAATACAAAATCATAATCCGGATAATTTATTATATAATTTTATGAATGCTGGGGATAATTTATAGTTCAGCATAGAGGGTTATACAAATTTACAAAACATACCACATCTGGTATGTTAATATTATTATTGTTATTATTATTGTAATATTGGCAATAATAAATTTTTGATTATTAGCATAATCGTTGAATTTAGTATATTTATTCTTTTCCTCTGTGTTGTTTTCCTCAACATTAACTAGATCGCTTTTACTATTATCATATCTTTGATATACTATTTCAGTATACCTGTAAAGATTTGAATCCGCACCCCTACGGGGTGCTCCATACAAATCTGTAACCGGTAACTTAGTTGAAGTTTCATCCGCTGTGCGGATTGAATTCTTCAACGGCGTAAAGTTCTGGAATTTATTATAAGAATTTATATTTTTATAAAATTTGTTTTTATAATACACTTTTTTGTCATATTTAATATCGTCGTATTCATTGAAATAGAGAACATCCTCATTTTTTTTATTTGGTATGTGTATTATATATTTATTCATTTCTGTATCATAAAAATGACCATACAAATTTTCGCATTCATCGCCACTATCAATTTCATCAAAATCCTCCATTAAAACCTCATCAATTAACATTATTAATTATATTTTATTTTTTGTATATTCTATATACTTATTATAAATAATCAATTTTACAAATATAAAAATATTTATATATTATTTATAACACAACAATGAGTAAAAAAAATTCCAAAACTACAAAAAGTGACCCTGAAACAAGTATATACACAGAATATTTCCAATATACGAATCAACATCGATTACAATATGGTGAAAAAACGGTAGTATTGCTACAAGTAGGCGCATTTTTTGAAGTTTATGGAATGAAAAATAAAACAAATGATATAATTTCAGGTAGTATAATTACAGAATTTGCCGATGTTTGTCAATTGAATATTTCCGAAAAAAAAATCGATTATAATAATGAACATATAGTAATGGCAGGGTTTCGTGATTTTACAATCGATAAATATTTGGCAAAATTAACTGATTATGGATATACAGCGGCGGTTTATGTTCAAGAAAAAAATGGTAAAGAAGTATCTCGTAAATTAAGCAAAGTATATTCATCTGGAACATATATATCATGCGATACCGATAGTTCTCCAATTATTACTAATAATATAATGTGTATTTGGTTTGACGTACACAAACCCTTTTCGAACACCACCAACAACGGCTTGAGTAAAATAAAAGAAACAATCGTATATGGCGTATCAGTAGTAAATATTTTCACAGGAAAATCATCTATTTTTCAACACGAAACGCCATTTTTAATGAGTGCTACTACTTTTGACGAATTAGAAAGATTTATTTCTATATTTTCACCGAGTGAAGTAATTATATTATCGGCTTTTGATGACAAAAAATTATCTTTAATAAAACAATTTATTGGCATACAATCCAATTCTATTCATGAAATCAATACAACCGATCTTATAAATACCAAAGTTCTCAATTGTTCTAATCAAAAATACTTGAAACAAATTTTGTCGAATTTATTTGGAGAAGAATCCTACAATATATGTAATGAATTTCAGTTACATAATATAGCAACACAGTCGTTTTGTTTTTTATTGGATTTTATAAAAGAACATAATCCAGATTTGATACGAAAGATTTCAATCCCAGAATTTGATAATACATCTTATCGAATGATATTAGCAAATCATACTTTATCCCAATTGAATATTATAAGTGATTTGTCTTTTGATTCCAAACGTAATGGACAATTATCATGTGTAATATCATTTTTAAATAAATGTTTATCACCAATGGGAAAACGTAAATTTCAATATCAATTAACTAATCCAACGTTTAATGAGGAATGGTTGAAAACTGAATATAATATGACATCAACAATGTTGACGGATGATAATTACCATTTTGTAGAAATGTTTCGAAAACAATTATTAAAGATACGAGATATAGAGAAAATATGTCGTCAACTCGTATTAAAAAAAGTTTATCCATCATCAATCTCGCATTTGTATAATAGTATTCAATCGATATATCAGATAAATGAATGTCTCGCTGAATCAAAACATATACTAGATTATTTATGTAATGATTTTTTAACAAATCATGATATTTCAAGTTATCAATATATAAAACAAAATAGTGAAAATTTTGTACATTTTTTGGATAAACACTTTTACATAGAATATTGTAAAACAACTAGTTCGATGACTAATTTTGATGAAAATATTATAAAACCAGGCGTATCTGAAAAACTAGATTCTATACTTGCGAAATATAACGAAAATAACGAATTATTTTATAGTATAAAGAATTATTTCAATAAATTGATTCAAGACCATGAAAAGTCCGCGGAAACAGATTATATAAAAGTACATGAAACTGAAAAGTCTGGGTTGTCTTTACAAATTACTGCGAAACGTTCTCAAACTATGAAGATTATTTTGAATAATTTGATAAATTCATCGACAGATGGGGTTGTTATATTACCAAATGGAAATCATAAATTGAATTTAAAAGATATAAAATTTACAAAGGCATCTGCCAGTAATATGGAAATCGATTGTTCGTTAATAACAAAATTATGTACGGATTTGTATATTTTGAAAGAATCGATGAATAATGAAATCGCAATTACATATATAAGTATATTGAGCAAAATAGAAGACCAATGGTATAATTGTTTGGAAAATTTTGCTATTTATACTTCAAAAATCGACATATTACAATGTAAAGCATACATAGCGAGAACATATAATTATTGTCAGCCAGAAATTGCGAGTGAATCAAATAAATCTTTTGTAAATGCTAGTGATTTGAGACATTGTTTAATTGAACATATACAACAAAATGAATTGTATGTGACGAATGATATATCATTGGGAGCAAATAGCGAATGTGATGGAATTTTATTATATGGTACAAATGCTGTAGGTAAAACTAGTTTGATTAGAGCACTTGGAATATCAGTAATAATGGCACAATCTGGATTATATGTTCCATGTAGTAAATTTGTCTATAAACCATACACTGCTATCTATTCTCGAATATTAGGAAATGATAACTTATTCAAGGGTTTATCTACATTTGCGGTTGAAATGAGTGAATTACGTACAATACTGAAAATGTCAGATGAGAACAGTTTAATATTAGGCGATGAATTATGTTCGGGAACGGAAACAGAGTCAGCCCTTAGTATATTTGTGGCTGGATTAATGAATTTACATCATAAGCGAAGTTCTTATATTTTTGCCACACATTTTCATGAAATAATACATTACGATGAAATCGTGAGTCTTCATAGATTAAAAATGAAACATATGTCAGTATCATATGATAGAGAAAAAGATTGTTTAGTATATGACCGTAAATTGAAAGATGGGTCAGGACCAAGAATATACGGTTTAGAAGTATGTAAATCACTTTATTTAGGAGATGAATTTCTAGAATCAGCCTATGCGATTCGTAATAAATATTATCCAGAAACGCGAGGAGAATTATCAAATGAACCGACTATTTATAATTCAAAAAAAATAAAAGGTATGTGTGAATTATGTGGAATGAATATTGGTGAGGAAATACACCATTTAAAACATCAAAAGAATGCGGATAAAAATGGTTTTATTGGAACACATCATAAAAATCATGTAGCGAATTTGATTACGGTTTGTGAGGCATGTCATGATAATTTTCATTCATTAGAAAATGACGAATTTATTCGTAAAAAAACAACAAAAGGGTATAAATTGGAAAAATCATAAATAAAAATCATAAATAAAAATCATAAATAAAAATCATAAATATATTATCAAAAAATTGATAAAGAAAATAAATAATATAATTATAGTAATAATATTATTCAAAATGATTATACCAATCAAATGTTTTACTTGCGGAATGGTTTTAGCAGATAAATATCGATATTTTCAAGGCGAAGTTCGTAGAATTAAACTAAGTCGCGGTTTAAACGTAGAAAAGGTAGTATATTTATCAAAAGATAAGGTAGATAAAACACCAGAGGGGGAGGTTTTAGATAATTTGGGTTTGAAAAATGTATGTTGTCGCCGTCATATGTTAACTCATGTTGATATCGAATAAAATTAATTTATTTATATAATATATAAATTAAAATGAACAAAACAAAAAATATTCGAAAATCGAAAAAAAATACTACACGTTATAGCAGACGTAAGAACCTTATAAAAAAACAAATAGGTTGTTGTGGATGTAATAAACCAATTTTTACAAAACCTTTTTTTACTGGTGGAAAATCAATCAAAAAATCGGCAAGAACATTAAAAAAACAAAAAGGTGGAAGTACAATGGATTTTGCTAGAGATTACAATGGTAATTTTTTGAACGCTCAAGACCCATTGAATGTTCGTAATTTAGTAGATGCGTATAAATTTAATAATATTGACCTGGCAAATCAACCGATTGTCCATCCAGAAAAATATATGAATCCAATGGTATAATTTTTTCTATTTAGTCAATAAAAAGTATATCTATATTGTATAATTTATATTTTAGAATATGGCAATTACCGGATTACGCAATTTATGTACACCTTCCTATGTTTATTTAGTTATATCAATGATATCGATTTTTATCATGTTTTTTCAAAATATCGGCAACTTTGATAAATATTGTGTAGGTAATTTTACTTGTACAGTAAGTAACACAACTCTTATTTTTGTTATTAAAATTTTATATGTATTGTTTTGGACATGGATATTGAATTTGATTTGTCGTGCTGGAGCACCAGGAATAGCTTGGTTTTTAGTATTGTTACCATTTGTGATATTATTTATAATGATTGCTCTTTTTATGCTTACATAAACTTATTACAAAATCAGAAATAATAATTAGAAATTCAATAATATAAATTTCTAATTGTAATAATATTAGACTTAAATAAAAAATATATATGCTTTTGTATGTTTTAAAAATATATATTTTTATTAAATTATTTTTAATAAAATTTGAAATATTTATGATTAATAATTATAAAATTTTTGAAAAAACATTTTTAAAAGCAGATTTATTAGATAAACTTCTACCATATCAATTATCAGATAATTATTTATTGAATAAAAAACATATGAAAAAAATGAATAATACGTTTATTTTATTTACAGATATAGTGTCATTTTGTGAATTGGCAGAAAAGTATTCCGATGTCATTATTTATATGATATTATTTGATTTATATACAAAATTTGATAATGTTATAAAAACATGTAAATATGTAAAAAAAATAGAAACAATAGGAGATTCTTATATGGTGGTAGGTGATTTGAATAATAATGGAACAAAAGAAGAAATAATAAATGAATTATTATATTTATCTTTCAAATTCATAGATATAGCAGCTAATTTGAGAACACCCTCACATAAATTAAAAATAAGAGTAGGAATACATGTGGGTTCAGTCGTAATAGGAATATTAGGTTTTGAAAACCCTAGATTATGTATTGTAGGAAAAGCAGTCAATAAGGCATCTCGTATTCAAAATTACGCTCAGTCAAATACGTTATTAATAAGCGAACAAGTATATGAGATATGTAAAGATATTAAATCACATTATTCATATGATAAATTCGAAGACGTTTTGTTAAAAAATATAGGAACAGTAGATTTATATTTGGTAAATAATAGATTAATAATAGTATAAAAATATTTATCTATAGATTATAATGGAATCAGCAATCGATGAAAAATATATTCGAAGAATACCATATGATGTAATAATAAATAATATTATTCCATATACTTATAATCCAATTCCTACCGAACTAATGATAGATATTTATTCATATAAAAAGGATTTGAATATGATAAAAAACATATACGCATTCGATTTTAATTATGGTATTTTATTTCACGATTTAATGTATTATATTAATTATATTATAGATGAAAATTATGTTGTAAATGGTAATCATTTTATAATGCCACAATGTGAAAAAATATTAAGGAGGAATTTAATGATATCTAAAATGAATAAAATAAAAATAGTTACATTTGTAAATAAACACTTCAACATAAGTATAAATAACGAAACCCGCATAGAACGTAAAATAAATTATTTATGGGGTTTAATGACACCGATAGAGAGAACGCGATTTATCAATATGTTTATAGAATAGTATTATATTTTTTCATAAAAAAATAGAATAAGAAAATTGATAGAATTATAATGATATAAAATATATAAAATAATAGCTTTATATTTTATAACAATGAATCCTACCATATCTAATATCATTGAAGAAGGAGACGTATTAAAATTTACATTAAGTGGTTTGAATGTAAGTTTAGCAAACGCTTTGCGTAGAACTATATTATCGGATATTCCAACATTGGCATTCTATACAGAAACGCATGCTAATAATGATTGTAATATTACAGTAAATACAACTAGATTACATAATGAAATTTTAAAACATAGATTAAGTTGTATTCCTATTCATATGAAAGAATTGGATTTGCTGCCAGGAAACTATGTTTTAGATTTAGATGTAAAAAATGACACCGAAAACATGTTGATTGTTACTACTGAACATTTTAAAATAAGAAATAAATCAAATGGTAATTTATTAACTCAAGAAGAAGTACGTAAAATATTTCCACCATGCCAAAAAACAAATATGTATATTGATTTTGCCAGATTACGCCCAAGAATTGGTGATTCTATCCCAGGAGAACAATTAAAACTAACAGCCGAATTTTCGGTTCATACGGCAAAAGATAATAGTATGTATAATGTTGTATCAAAATGTGCTTATGGAAATACTTTAGATGCTGAAAAAATAAAAGATACATGGGATGAATATGAAAATAAATTACGTGCGGAAGAGACCCCAAATGATGATATTGAATTTCAAAAACGCAATTTCTATATGTTAGACGCACAACGTCATTTTAAAGAAAATAGTTATGATTTTGTTTTACAAACAATTGGTGTTTATGATAATGTTGAAATAGTCAAAAAAGCATGCGCTGTTTTACAAAATAAATTAGTAGAATTAGTTCAATCAATAGATTCTGATATTGTACCTATATTAAATAGTGAAACCACAATAGATAATTGTTATGATATCATATTAGAAAATGAGGATTATACCATAGGTAAGGTTTTGGAATATATATTATATGAAAAGTATTATGTAAATGAAAAAATATTATCGTTTTGTGGTTTTAAGAAATTTCATCCGCATAATGATGATAGTACAATCCGTATAGCATATATACAACCATCTGATAAAAGAACTGCGTCACAACACTTACGTATATCATGTATAGACGCAATTGAAGTTTATAAGAAAATAAGGGAATTGATGTAAAACCGGTTATTGATTAAAAAAATTGAATATTAATATATTTTTTTATATATTACTATTATTGTATTCAAATGTTTGCTTTAGAATATATAAAAAACTGTTGCTTTTGCCCTAGCGGCATACAGAATCCAAATAAAGAAAATTTGATTATTGAAAATACAGAAATAACAAAATATTTGAATAGTATTGGTTATTCGGATACTTTACCGTTTGTCCCTCCAATTAATTTTGGAAAAGTGATAAAGGTATATGATGGTGATACTATTACAATTGCTGCTAGGTTACCAAATACATTGGGACCTATATATCGATTTTCAGTAAGATTGCTGGGCATTGATAGTCCAGAGATAAAAGGAAAAACATTCAAAGAAAAGGAGTTGGCTGTTATTTCAAGAGATATTCTATCTCAACTTATAATGGGTAAAATAGTGTATTTGCGTAATGTATCAATGGAAAAATACGGTCGAATTTTAGCAGATGTTTATCTTGGTGATTTACATATAAATGAGTGGATGTTAAAGAATGGTTATGCTATTCCATATGATGGGGGAACTAAACATAGACCACCTGAATGGGATAACAATAGCGTTTAATGAATGGGTAGTTTTACACAAACTATGTAAAAATTAAATAGTTTTACTCTTCGAAAATATAAAAATCGGAAAATAAAGTAGGGTCAATTTTTTTTTTTGGACATTTTTAAAATGTCCATTTTTGAAAAATGGCGATGAAGTTATTGCGAAAAAGTGATTTTGCTCGGCGATGCTGTAAATACAAAAAAAATAATTCAAAATGTGTTAGCATAATTTTTTTTAAGATAAATTCACCGATTTATTTTCATTGCCTAATTTATATAATTTTAGGAAATGAATAAAAATAAAAAAACACCTAAATTATGTTTTTGTGAAAAGTGTGACTATTCGACGTATAGTAAAAATGATTTTATGAAACATAATTCCACTCGAAAACATAAATTAATGACAATTGCCAATACATCGGCAATTTTAGGCAATGAAAAACAATCACAGTTTATCTCTAACTATGATTGCAGTTGTTGTAATTATTATACAACGATAAAAACGAATTATTTAAATCATTTATCTACAGAAAAGCATAAAAAAAATGTGAATGGAGAATCTAAACAGATAAAATATAATTGTTCTCAGTGTAAGAAAGAATATTTAACATATAATGCTTTGTGGAAACATAACAAAAAGTGTTATACAACAAAACCAAGCGAAACTGAACAAATAGAAAATACATTTATTGATGATAATAATTCTATACCAAATTTTACACCAGAATTGTTTATGGAGGTATTGAAACAAAGTAAGGAATTACAAGAGGCTCTTTTTGAACAAAATAAAGAATTACAAAATAAATTGTTAGAGAAAGATAATATTTTGATAGAACAGAATAATAAAATAATTGAATTAGCAAGCAAACAAGTTAATAATATTACTAATAACAATAATACTAATACTACAAATAATACTCAATTCAATCTACAATTCTTTTTGAACGAAACTTGTAAAGATGCTATGAATATTGCTGATTTTGTTAATTCGTTACAAGTACAAATTGCTGACCTTGAAAAGACTGGCAAATTGGGATACGTAGAAGGAATCAGTGGAATACTTTTGAGGGGTCTTAGAGAACTTGATTATACAATGCGGCCTATACACTGTACGGATTTGAAACGCGAAACTGTCTATGTAAAAGACGAAAATTCATGGGAAAAAGATGATGATGAAAAGGCCAAATTAAAATTAGCCATACAAAGAGTAGCAAGAAAAAATCTAAGAACATTGCCAAAATGGCAACAAGAAAATCCAGATTTCAAAATATTAGATACAAAAGAAAACGATGATTACTTGAAAATAGCATTGAATTCAATGGGAGGGCAAACCGACATTGAACATGAAAAATACGTAGAAAAGATACTGCGAAATGTTCTCAAAGAGGTAATAATAGAAAAGAAATAATATAAATATAATATAATATATAAATATAATATAATATATATAATATCAAAAATGGAAAACGAACAAACACAACAAGCTGAAGAATCAAACGAACATATATTTTTTCGTAAATTAATACATGATATAAGAAATTTTATTGCTTTAACTGATGATAAAATCGAATTTATTCGAAAATTGACACATGAACAAAAACTAGAAATTATAATGGAATATGATAAAATAGTACAATTTGTAAATGAAAGTTATTAGTTATTTCGTATATAAATATGATCGTCTATATTTTTTATAGGATGATATAGTTTTTTTATATCAATATCATCTCTATTCCAAGTAGTTTTCCAATGAATATTTGATAACTCTGCCGGGTTCTCAATTAATAGATTATTTTGATGAGCAATAGTATTGAACATCGATTCTATAAAAAATAAATGTCCATGTTTATGTTTATAATTAACGATTTCGGTTAATAATTGTTTTGAAACCCGTATAGCACAAACCATACTATGTGCCCATGGTAATTCAATTCTATTGATTACATTTACCCAGTGACTCCAACTATACATTTCACCTGTATCGTTTGTCTCGTGAAATGCTGTTAATAAATCAGCTCGACGATGTTTTTCATCAATTGACATCAATACATTTTCATCGTATATAAATACATCATCTTCGACCAACCATACGTATTCATAAAGAGTATTGATTTCATTAAAATAATACATACTTTTATCCCAAGCAATAACCTCTGGAAATTCAACAGCAGTATTACAATTTGTATAACATTTATTATAACATTCTTGATTATTTATTTGGATAATATTGACACTTTTGTATTTTTCATAATATTCGGTGTATGTTGCGGAATTATCATCGACAATCATAAAAACATCGTAATTAATAAAATTATTTAAAAATCGTAACCATTCTTCATTTGGCACTTTACATAATACACATACAGCAATTTTGTTGTTGTATGACATTATATTGATATTTTTTGATTGCCTTTATATCGATTCAAAAGTATATTTATAAAATTGAACTAAATATTATTTTATAATAAATGATATAAAACAGTATTATAAAATGGAAAAACGTTTAAACCAAAAGATTAGTACATATATTAGTCAATTCAAAGATAATTTAAGTAACAAAATCAAATCATTAAACATCGATGATAAGTCAAAAACAAACGAATTATTAGAATTTGTATATGATTATGAACGATTATCATTAGCAAAAGATGATTTAATTAAAAGAAAACGCGTAAAAAACTCGATTCCTGTAATGAATCGTTGTATAGCAAAACGTGCTAGTAGCGAACAATGTACTCGTCGCAGAAAAGAAGGTTGTGAATATTGTGGAACTCATGTTAAGGGAACGCCTCATGGTTTGATAAACGCAAGCGAATGTTCTGAAACTGTATCGCAAAAAGTGGAAGTATTCGTAGAAGAAATTTTTGGAATAGTTTATTATATTGACAAGTTTAATAATGTATATAAAACAGAAGATATTGTAGAAGGAAAACAGAATCCTCAAATTATAGCAAAATATATAAAAAATAATAATCGTTATACAATCCCGTCATTGGGTTTAGAATAAAAATTATGGGTCGTCCTCTTTGTATATAACACGGGTAATAGTCTCTTTTACAACTTCCTCTCTATTTTCAGTAATAAAATTATTTAATTCAGTAGCTTTTAATAAATCGCCATTATAATATTTTGATAAAATTTCAATTAATACCTTTTGTGTTATTGGTTTTTTGATATTCTTTTTAGTATAACATATTTGACCGTCTTTAATATCGAAACAATCAATTTCGTTTTTTTTCATAATTTCCATTAAAGAATTCGATATTCTCTTTTTTTCCATTTTTCGATTTTTCTCTTCATTATGTAATGTTCTTATTTCATTGTCTAATTTCACCCATTCTTTGATAGTTTTGACAAGTTGTTCTTTAGTTTCCATTTTTATAATATTAACATATATTTTTATATTTATTATGAAAATAATTAATATAATATAAACTTTAGCGGTTCATCTCGATAAAATATAGTATAAAAATATATATAATAATAAATGAATATGATTTTTAGTACAAAACAACAAAATTATAGTCAATACAATCAATCACAGAAACAAATACAAACTACAAATCAAAATACAATGTTATTACGTATGAATCGACAACCTAGATATATTCCAGTAAAATCGAATATTGAGCCAGCAATTACTGTTAACAACGCCGAAGAACAACTTCCTAAAAAAATGAAATGGGGAGAACCAACATGGTTTTTATTTCATACATTGGCACATAAAATAAAAGATGAGCATTTCAATCATATGAAATTAGATATATTAAATATAATTACAACTATATGTAATAACCTACCATGTCCAAATTGTGCTGAACATGCTACAGAATATATGAAACGGGTTAATTATAATTCAATCAAAACAAAACAAGATTTTAAAAATTTATTTTTTCAATTTCATAATGAAGTAAATATGAGAAAGGGTTTTCCATTATTTCCACATGATAACTTAGACGAAAAATATTCAAAAGCATTAACTAAGAATATTATTCAACATTTTATGATTTTTTTCCAAGATAAACATAAAAGTATTCATATGATAGCAAATGATATGCATAGAGAAAGATTATCACAAAGTTTGAAGTCATGGTTTAACGATAATATCCAATATTTTGATAATTAGATGAACTACACATTGCTGCTGGATAATAATTTTCCATTTTTATAAACACTACATTTAAACGTATTTTTAGAAGGTTTATTACATACTTGATTGCCGCTGTATCCCGCGAAATATTGTAAGTTTTGTGATTTAGTTGAGTATATTATCCATCCCCATAAAGCGCCTATTCCTCCACCCACAATTATAGCTACAAAAATCTGTATTGGACTAAAACACCCATTATTCGCATTCCAAATGGCATCAATAATTATTAATAGTGGAAAGAAAATAAGAGTGGAAACATTTTGCTTATAAACATTGTTTAAACCAATAAATATCATTAAATAAAAGTATATATATGATAAAACTACTTGTCCCAATGGCAATTGTGAAAGATTTTCCATTTGGCCCATTGTAATCATATTACAAACACTATTATCAATCGCAGATGATGGAGTTTGGAAATTGAAAATTCGTCCAACCATACTTCCTGCGAAACATGCTAATAATAAACCTACCAATAAAACAAAACCTTTGAAATCTTGGTTAAAAATAGAGCTTAATGTAAAGAAACATGTTAGTATAAACGGTGCTAAACGAAAAAATAAATATCCAAATGTAATTATATTTAATTCCATTTTACTAAAACTATAATTATAATATATACATAGATTGTTTTTTATTATTATACAAACACATAATCAAATACTTCTCCTATTCTACTAACTTCGATGAATTCTATATTTTCATATATTTTTTTTCTATTATTCTTATTTTTCCAATTAAAAAAATCGCGTGAATTTGCTTTTGGATATAAAAATGTTTTGATTCCTGCTTTTATTCCACCTATTATTTTTACATCTAAACCACCAATCGCTGTAACTTCTCCTTGAAGATTTATCTCACCTGTTATAGCAATGTCGTTTTTTATTTCTTTTTTATTTAATAAACTATATATAGCTATTGTAATAGCAGTGCCAGCAGATGGACCATCTTTTGATATTCCACCTTCAGGACAATGTATATGTAACCCTTGACATTTCGTGGCTTCAAATTCTTTAATCCATTCGATTTTTATAGCATTCGGTGTAAGATTCCAAGCTAGTGTTTTTGCTACATTCATACTTTCTTTCATTACATCTCCTTGTAATCCAGTCAATTTGAAATCTAAGAAATTAGATGATGGATAAAACAGAGTTTGTATAGGTATTATACCGCCTTTACCTAATGAATTTGCCCATAAACCATTTATTATACCAATTTCAGGCTTGTCATGAATTTTTTTTTCTTGTATTTTGTTATATTTTGTTAAATATTTATTTTCTATATTCTCTTTTGTAATTTTAATAGGCAAGTCGATGTTCTCAAAATCATCTACAACATTGCTACGTAAAATATGTAAATTAATTTCTCCGTATAAATCGAATAGTATTTCTTTTAATTTCCTTACACCAGGTTCTACAGTATAACTATCTATTATATATTCTATCATTTCATCAGAAATCTCAACAATGTTCTCAAATCCCATTTTTTTATTTATTTCAGGTAATATATATTTTCTTACAATAACCATTTTATCGTCGATTGATAAATTATCGAATTTCACTCTATGTATTCTATCTAATAATATTTTATCGATTTGTTCGGGGTCATTATATGAAAATATAAATAATGCTTTTGATAAATCTATATCTATCCCACTGAAATATTTGTCTTGAAAAGCATCATTTTGAGTTTGGTCAATCAAATGTGTAAATATTCCAATTATTTCTTTGCCGTTCTCGGTTTTACTTACTTTATCTAGTTCGTCAATATAAATAATGGGGTTCATACATTTAGATTCCATCAAAATATCTACTATTCTTCCCCATGTCGAATTTACATAAGTATATCCATGTCCTTCTAATGTTGACCCATTACATGAACCACCTAACGCAATAAATGTAAATGGTCTTGAATTTCCATTTTCATCTTTCAAACAATTTGCTATCCCTTTTTTTGCCAGAGATGTTTTACCAATACCAGGAGAACCTTCGAAACCAAAACAATAGCCTGATTGTTCTCCATTCATCCATTGACCTATTATTTTCATAATTTGATTTTTTGCGTGTGAATGACTATATATAGATTCATCCAATATATTGTTAATATCTGTCATTGTGTTTTCGATAGTCCTTATGTTTAATTTTAACAAATTCATATCCTGAACTGTATTTACTAACGATAATGGGTTCTCAATATGTATTTGGTCATATACTTCTAGTTGTGTTGTTGGATTTTCATTTAAAAAATCTATAACCCTTTTTATAAATAATTCTTTTGTCTGTTTTGAAATGGTTATTTTATCTTCTTTTTTTATTTTTTTGGTTAAGTTAATCGATTGAATAATTTGCATAATTTGTTTTATTGTTTGTTTTTCCAAAGAATTTTTTACGATATTGAGAACATTTGTCTTTATAAATTGTTCTATGGTTTTTATATTTTTTAACATTTCGATGTTTGTATATTTTTCTTTTTTTGTTATTTGTAAATCATTAAAAAACGTTTCTATTACAGTAATAAACCGGATAAACCATTTGTTATATTCTTTTATTCTTTTTAATATTGGTTCTTCACGATATACACCGAAAGGTATTTTAATCAACCCTTCTAGATATTGTTTCGCTTTTAAACTCAATTCGTCAGGTTTTCCTTTTATTTCTTTTAGTTTTGTCATAGCCTTTTCTTTTACATTTTCATTTGCTTTTAACATATATATTTGTTGCTCTAGTGTTATTTTATGTATGTCGTATTTTTCATTCATTTCGTTTGTATATTTTACAGTATAACTTACAGCATCTTTTAAGTAAGATTGTATTTTGTTTGGTAAACTATCATAAATAATTAATTGAGAACTAGGAGCATTATTATCATTAGAACTTACATTTAATAAATCATATAATAAATAACAAATGTATTGTATTTCATAATCGTTATTATATAAAAGTAAATTGATTAACATATTCCTTTGTGAAAATATATCTAATTCTAAAAAATGTTTTATATTAATGTCGATTTTCTTGTTTTTAATCGAGTTAGTTTCAGTTATAACCGCTATCATTTTTTTTTGTACATCCTCATTGCCATATATTAATATATCTTTTAGAGTAAATGACTCTAATATTCGAATTATTATATCGCGTTCGACATCTTGAAACCCTTTTGATAAGTCTTTTATTCTTTTTTGTCGCTGTTCAATATATTTATTAGAAATACATGATAGCTGAATGTCTTCTATTAGTCCATTTATAATAAGGGTTTTTCGAGACTTTTCATTTTGTATTATAATATTTATTCCATTGATTTTTTGATAAAATAATTTTGTCGTAATATCTATGTCAAAACATTCAAACATATTGGCATCTTCATACGAAATTATAGTATCTACTATTTTATTATTACAACTCTCATTATTATTTTGTATATATTTTTTATCTGTTTTCCAATGTACTATTTTATAGCCAATTGGCTGAATATATTTTTTAATTAGTTCAAATTTGCTGTTTAATGCCGAATCTTCTGTCTTTATATTTTTGAATTCTGAACCGAATGAAATGAATAATAAATCTTCTATAAATAATGTGCCAAAACCACATATTATCATAGATAATTTGTCTATTATGGTTTGTAATGAATCAATTAATCCATCAAATTCTTTTAATAATGAAGACGTATTGTTTTTGATAGTTATCTCATTTGTTCTCTCGTAAAGTTCTGTCAGTACTGATATCGATAAATTTGCGTCATTATTGCTAAATATTTCATTTTTTTTATTTTTTTTTATGGAAATTATTGTATTTCTGATAATTTCTTGAACATATACTATTTTTTCTTCTATAAATATTTTTAATTCTTTACAATCATTCGTATTAATTGCATTTTTGATTTTATTTGTTTTAGTATTTTCGTCGTTGTTTTTATCCTTGTTTTTATCCTTGTTTTTATCCTTGTTTTTATCCTTGTTTTTATTTTGTATTGTATTTCGAATCATTATACAATAACTTGTTATAAATAAAACATTATTTACCCTAATTATTATTTTACAAAAGGTATAAAAACATTTTTGTAATTATAATAGTAAAACAATAATTTAATATTATCGAATACTATGGGAATACCTAGTTATTTTTCATATATTATAAAGAATTATCCAAATATTATACGAAATATTGGTTATTTTTCGAATAATAAGGCATTTTCTTTCAACCATTTGTATATGGATTGTAATTCAATTATATATGATGCGGTCCATTCAATCGACACAACGGCCAATCTTGATAATCAAACATTTGAAAATGAAATTATTGAAAAAGTTATCACAAATATTAAAGAATATATCAATTTAATAAAACCGAATACTACTATTTTCATAGCATTTGATGGTGTGGCACCATTTGCCAAGATGGAACAACAGAGAACACGCCGTTATAGAAATAGATTTATGACAACAATGGATTTTGGAGATTCAAATAAAAATAGTTGGAATACATCTGCTATAACGCCTGGTACAAAATTTATGGATAATTTATCGTATCGAATTAATTATGAATTTAAAAATACAGAAAAATATTATAATGTTAAAAATATTTATGTTTCTTGTTCGGATGATGCTGGCGAAGGAGAACATAAATTATTCAAACATACTAGAAAATGTGTATCGCAAAATGAGAACATAGCAATTTATGGTTTAGATTCAGATTTGATAATGTTATCGTTATTCCATTTGAAGTATTGTAAAGATATCTATGTTTTTCGTGAAGCACCCGAATTTTTAAAAAGTTCTATACCAATCAATGTGCGAGGCAACGACACAGACCCACATTTTCTAGATATCAAATATTTATCAAATTCAATATTAAGTGAAATGAAATGTAAATATCCAGATGACCAAAGAACATATGATTACGTATTTTTATGTTTCTTTTTAGGTAATGATTTTTTACCACATTTTCCAGCAATGAATATTCGCACTCATGGAATAAATTGTTTGTTGGATTTTTATCGTTTATATATAGGGAATTACCAAGACCGATTTTTAATCTCAAAAACGACTGGTAAAATTCAATGGAAAAATGTAAGTATTTTAATAAATGAAATCGCTAAAAAAGAACACGAATTGTTAATAAATGAATATTTCGTTAGAAACAAATTTGATAAACGAACGTATACAATTGAAACACCAAAAGAAAGGGAAGAAGCATTTCAAAATTTGCCAATTATTTTTAGAGAAGAGGAAAAATATATATGTCCTGATGAACCAATGTGGGAAAACAGATATTATAAGCGACTTTTACATTGTAAAAAAACCACTGAAAATATAAAACAAATTTGTAATAATTATTTAGAAGGATTAGAATGGGTTTTCAAATATTATAGTGAAGGATGCCCTCATTGGCGTTGGAAATATAATTATCATTATCCGCCGCTCTTCGCTGATTTATGTAAATATATTCCACATTTTGAAATGGATTTTATTTCAAATAAAACAACATTATCGAATTCTCCTTTTACAAAATTAGTACAATTATGTTATGTTATGCCTAATTCGAATTTAGAATTATTGCCACAAAAAATATATAAATTTTTAGCAAATAATTATTCAGAATTATATCCGGAAAATTATGATTTTAAATGGGCTTTTTGTAGATATTTTTGGGAGGCTCACCCAATATTACCAGATATTTCTCTTGAATTATTAGAACAATGGGAAATACAATTTACACAGGTGAAGATTTCAATCCACGGAGCAGATGAAACTTCAATTGTGTAAATAAAAAATTGACCGGTTATAATATATCACATAAATTATCAATTTACGTGATAAATGGTTTCAAAATTATATGGATTTTTCAAAAACGTTTTTAGTATAGTAGGTATTTATATCATTTGGATAATTCTACATTATGTTTCGTCTCAATTATATATTAATTTATGTGTTCCAACTGGTTTATATGGATTAGTAATGTCCCCTATTTTAGCACCGTCATTACATTGTCAAACACTAAGATGGTGTATATATAACGGAGGAAATGCTATTACACATATGTGGTTGACATTTGGTTCTTGGTTGGTTGCTAAATTGATTTTGAAATAAATTATAAAAATGTGTGAATTATATATATTATATCGTAAAAAAAATATAAAATGAGTTTTTTTACTAGACGCAAATGCGATATTAACAATAATAATAAAACTAAAAAAACTTATGGAGGAGATATTTATAAAAATAAAATATTCAAGAAAATATTGAGCATTGGTTATGAATTAGAGACTTCAAGTTTAGCAAAAGTTTCATTATTAAGTTCATCAGACGATGATGCGCAAATTTTATTGAATACGAGTAGTAATTCAAATGATTATGGCGTGATAAGAAAGATTAATATTGACGATTTTACAGAAGAAGAATATGATAAATATGCGAATCGTTTAGATGAACTCTTTGAAATAGACGCATATACAACAGAAAGTATAAATAAAAATAAAACAGGCAAACTAGTTAAATTAAAAAATGCTACGTTTATAATCGCAAATGATATAGCAGCGACACCATTCACTAAACATTTGAATAAATTATGTGATTTTACAGAAACTAACAATGATGAAAATTTGATTGACAAAAATGAATTGTACACATTTACTAGCGAAGATGGTAATAATTATAAAATTAATTTTGATACAACGGATAAACAAGATTGTGGAACAATAGCGGATGTCGAATGGGTGATGACGTATTATAATCCAGAAATAAATAAAAATATTATTTTGAATACTTTTATGAATGTTGTCAAAAATTTAATATTACATTTGAGCAGATTGGAAAAAACAAATGGAAAACTAACAATTAATTTTGACGAAAAAGATAAAGAAACTATTAAAAAACCAGTGAATCGTATTTTATATAATTTGCCCGATACAAATTTATATTATTTACAAACACATTTTATAAATGAGGTATTAAATATTGATGATATATGTTTTGTTCCACAAATGACATTTTCTTGTCATATTAAAGATGTAATTGATATTTTTAAAGAACTAGCAAAAGATTCTATTCAAAATTTTGAAGATTACACACGTCTAGCAAATGAACGAATAAGCATTATTGAAAGAATTGAAAATTGTATTGATATGTTATTGAAAAATTACAATAAATCGGTTACAAAACACTATAAAATAATTGAATCAAGAAACAAACTTTTGGTAAAATCAATAAAAAATTATATATTTATGATTTTATTCAAATTAGAACGTTATTTTGATAATTATTTATTGGATGAAAAAGTTATAAAAAAATCGAAAAACGCAAAATATCTTAAAGATACACTTTTTTATAATTCACGTCATACTAATTACGATTTATATAAATCATTGAAAAAAACTATATCTTTATATTTTGTAAATTCAATAAGTGATACAGAAATTATTTCAATTATACGTAAAATCATTATCCAACAACCCATATTAGAAGAAAAATGGCTTGATAATAAAAATAATGTTCGTAAAAATGCGTTATCAATAACAAATACAATAGATAAAAATAACAAACAGTATGGTAATCCTTATTATTCATTAATATCTTATTTTGATTTTTTTGAGAACCCAATTGATTATGAAACGCAAGATTGGTTAGTAGATAAATCTATTGATATTTTTTCTAATACGACAGATATAAATAATGATATAGTATTAGTAGAAGTTCGTTCATTCGCTAGATTATTCGTTACATATATGTATAGTATTGCTGATGATGAATTGAAAAAAAATATGACAACTGGAATATGTAACCGTTTAGTAAATAAATTAAAACCAGATATTAATGGTCTTTCTATAGGTAATATGAAACGTTTTATTGAATTATATAATAAAAAATCATAAAATTGATTGTATTATCATATTTTATAAAATTATATAATTGAAAATAATAATCAACTATATAATTGAATATAATTTAAATAATGAACTTTTATTCTGATATCATTATAAATGATGCTATTGATAATTTTCCATTGGAAAATGTGATTGATTTTATAGAAAAATTTGGAGAAGACTGTTTCAATTTAATTAATCGTTATGCTCGCGACCAAATTCAAGACATTTATACGTTTAACGTATTGAGCAATACAAAGAACGTTGTGGCATTTCATTGTATTGATAATGAGTTTACAATTGAAAATTGTCCGTCTATTCTAGTTTATCGTAAATGTAAGTTTAAACCAACAAAGAATTTAATCCGCCCTGCGGATTCACATTCTTCGTGGTCAATGACCGATAAAGAGATAAATCCTAGCCCCGAAGGAACGGATTTAAATCTTCAGCGGTTTAAAAATAGTGTAAGGTATTATATTTTATTAGCTTGTACAAAACGTAAATTTAGAAATCAAGGTTACGCGTCGAAATTACTTGATGGTGTTATAAAGAGAATAAAAGAAGAAACAAAACAAGAAAATGCCGGCAATATAAATTCTGATATAAAAATTATATTAAGTTCAGTTGAAGAATCAGTTTTATTTTATGAATCTTATGGTTTCAAATGGACTAGAGAATCTATAACAGACCATAAAATGTTGATGTCTTTTGAAAGATACCAACCAGATAAAGAATATTTTATAATGGAACTAAAAATATAAAAAATATTATTTTATTTACAATCATAATCAACCATCAATTCTACCAATTCATCGAAAGCAATTTTGGGTTTCCAACCTAGAATTTTTTCTGCTTTTGCTGGATTTCCCAATAATTGTTCCACTTCTGCTGGTCTGAAATACTTAGGGTCTATACTAATTAAAACTCTACCAGTTTTTTTATCTATACCAATTTCATCAACACCCTTACCTTTCCATTCAATTTCAAAACCTTTTATAAAAAATGATTTTTCAATAAATTCTCTTACACTATGCATTTCGCCAGTAGCTAATAAATAATCGTCTGGAGCATCTTGTTGTAACATTAACCACATTCCCTCTACATAATCTTTTGCATGTCCCCAATCACGAAGAGCATCTATGTTACCCAATACCAATTTTTCGGTGCCAGTCTCGTCTTTTGATATTTTGTTCAAACCCATTGTAATTTTTCTGGTAACGAAATTATGTCCTCTTCTTTCGGATTCATGATTAAATAATATACCATTACAAGTAAACATATTATATGATTCTCTATAATTTTTAACTATCCAATATGCGTATAATTTTGCGATTCCGTATGGAGAACGAGGATAAAAAGTAGTAGTTTCTGTTTGTGGGACTTCTTGAACTAAACCATATAATTCACTCGTAGATGCTTGATAAAAACGAGCGATTTTATCCATTCCTGAAATTCTTAATGCTTCTAATAAATTTAATGTACCCAATGCGTCTGAACTAGCAGTGTATGTAGGTATTTCAAACGAAATTTTTACATGTGATTGTGCTCCCAAATTATATACTTCGAGAACAGATATATTTTCATATTTTCTTTGAATATTAACAAAACAATTATATAAACTAGTGTAATCAGTAAGGTCACCATAATGTAAAAACAAATTTTTATTATGAAAAATATGTTCAATTCGACTTGTATTTATGGTTGATGAACGTCTAACTAATCCATGAACGAAATAACCCTTATCTAATAAAAATTCTGTTAAATACGAACCATCTTGCCCTGTAATGCCAGTTATAAAAGCAACTTTCAACATTTTGTTATATTATTATCAATAATGTTTTTATATTATTTACGTTTTAATTCTAATTCATTCAGATATTCTGCGTCAATATTGCCGGTAATATAATATCCATTGAAACAGGATGTTTCCAATTCTTTTGGACAACTATTGTGGTTATTATCATATTTTGGTATTGAATTTAAACAACTTTCAATAACGTCATCTAAATCATTGTAAAAAATTTTATCAGCACCTATTGATTTTGCTATTTCTATTTCATTTTTATTATTTGCTATTAATTCTTTTGATGTGGGAATATCAATTCCATATACATTTGGATATTTTACAATCGGTGCAGCGCTCGCAAAATATATTTTTTTTGCTCCAGCTGTTTTTGCTAGATTGATTAGTTCTGTGGAAGTGGTTCCTCTTACTATAGAATCATCTACTATCAAAACATTTTTGTCTTTGAATATCGATTTAATAGTATTCAATTTTAATTTTACTGTTTTTTTTCTTATTTCTTGACCAGGCAATATAAATGTTCTAGCTATATATCTATTTTTTATAAAACCTTCTTTATAAGGTTTATTTAGTATTTTAGATATTTCTAACGCTGATATTCTGGATGTTTCTGGTATAGGTATTACTACATCGATATCATTTTCTGGAAATTCTTTTATTATTTTATTTGCTAATTTTTCACCCATTTTAATTCTAGATTCATAAACAGATATTCTGTCTATTGTTGAATCGGGTCTAGCAAAATAAATATATTCAAATAAACAAGGTTTATAAATATGTGTTTCAGAAACCTGTTGTGCGCTTAATTCATAGTTATTACTATTTATGTATAAACATTCTCCAGGTAGGATATCTCGCACCAATTTAAAATTTGAACTCAAAGCATCTATCGCAACACTTTCAGATGCGAATGCATAATCACCATTTTCATTTTTACCGAAACATAGAGGTCTAATCCCACATGGGTCTCTAAATGCTACTAATCCAACTCTATTAATTAACATAATAACAGAGAACCCTCCTTTACATATTCGCATTAAAGCTCTTACCGAATCATATATATCAAATTCATTGATATTTGACAATTTTTTTCTGGATAATTCTTCAGCAAATACATTTAATAATAATTCGCTATCTGAATTTGTATTGATATGTCTGTTATTCGTTATCATAACATCCATTATTTCTTTTGTATTTGTTATATTTCCATTGTGAACCAATGCTATGCCATAGGGAGCATTTGTATATAATGGGTGAGATTCGTAAATGCTTGTAGTACCTGATGTAGGATATCTAACATGACCTATGCCAATATTTCCTTTTAGATTGAGAACATTTTCTTGATTAAAAACTTCAGATACTAAACCGCGATTTTTATAAATATGAAATCGGTTCTCATGTATAGTGGCTATTCCTGCGGATTCTTGACCACGATGTTGGAGAACAGTTAACCCGTCAACTAATGATTGATTTACAAATTTATTTTTATCATTATATACTATTCCTAGAATACCACACATTATATATAAAAGTATCAATTATTTTTATATATATTATTTAACGTTAAAATACTAAATTATTTAATTCATTTCCGTACAAAGTATTATTTTTTAGCAATTCTTTTATTATAACATCCATTTTTTCTCGATTATTCGATAAAATGTATTTTGCTGTATCTAAAGCATCATTTACCAATTCGATTGATTCCTTATCAATAACTTCTTTGGTTTTTTCGGAATATTTATCACCTACCCCCAGGCTTCTTCCTAAGAATGGATTGCGTTCGCTGTCTACATTTTCATTATAAAATGCTTCTAGCTCTTTTCCCATTCCATAATTACATATCATTCTTTGTGCTAATGAATTTGCTTGTTTTAAATCTTGAACGGCGCCTACTGATATATATTCGTTACCGTAATAAATATTTTCCGCTGCTTTGCCACCCATCGCAATTACTAAACGTTTTTTTAATAAATTTTTAGTGTATAACCCACTATCCGTAATATTGCTATGTTCATTGAATAATGTATATCCACCAGCGCCATTGTATGTACTTTGAATTGTAACTTTTTTTAATTCAAATAAGTCGTCGAATAGTGAACATAACAATGCGTGTCCGGTTTCATGTATGGCAATTCTTCTTTTTGCTTCGTCGCTTCGTGTATCTATCTTTCTTACTAATCCAACAATTAATTTATCTAACGAATTTAATATATCATTTTCAGAAATAATAGTATTGCCTTTTCTAGCAGCAAATATAGCTGCTTCGTTTAATAGATTTTTAATTTGTGCGCCTGAAAAACCAGATGTTAATTCTGCTATTAAATCTAAATTTATATTTTCTTCTAGATTTTTATTTTTTGAATGAACTTTAAGTATGTCTTTTCTTGATGTTTTATCTGGCAATGATACAGTAATAATTCTGTCGAAACGACCTGGTCTTAATAATGCCGCATCTAACACGTCTTTTCTATTTGTGGCGGCAATTACTAATATGCCGTCATTATCAGCAAATCCATCCATTTCTGCTAATAATTGATTTAGTGTTTGTTCTCTTTCATCATTTGCCATATTAATTCCAGCGCCACGTTGTCTTCCTACAGAATCAATTTCATCTATAAAAATAATACAAGGTTTATTTTGTCTCGCCGAATTAAATAAATTTCTTATTTTAGAAGCACCCATTCCAACAAATACTTCTATGAACTCACTTGCTGATATAGATAAAAAATTAGCATTTGCCTCACTTGCGATTGCTTTTGCTAATAATGTTTTACCAGTGCCAGGTGGTCCTTCTAACAATATACCTCTTGGTATTTCAGCTCCCGCATTTTTGTATAAAGTTTCATTTTTTAAATATGATACCACTTCTGTACATTCTTCAAATATTTCAGGACTGCCCGCGAAACTGTTTAATGTTATATTTGATATTATCATATTTTCCTTATCTTTCTTGAAATCTAAATTTAATTTAGGCATACCACCCGTCAATGGATTATTTTGATTTCTACTAAATAAAAAAAAGTTACGAATAGAATTAATAATTAATGTTATAAAAATGAATGGCACAAAATATGAACTAATAAATCCCAAAGCTTCTTTTGTAAATATTTCTATAGGACTGGGATATGGGTCTTGTAAAAATATAGGTTCGATATGATGTTTAATAGCATTGCTTGCTATATCATTTGTAATTAATGGAGATACATTGGAAATTGAATAATCGGTATAATCATTACCAGTTTTTTCTTCATTTTCTAATAAAACTGAATCTAATGTTTTTGGGAAATATATATTTTTAATTTCATGTTTTTCGATTTTTTCATTTAATTGGGAATATGGTATTTCCTGTAAAAAAAAACGTTCTTTGTATAGTTTGTTTATATTTTGGTTTATTTGTAGTGAAGAACGTTCTTTTATTTTGGTGATTAAAAGTAGTATAAATATAATTGAATACATTTTTGTTACTTATAAATTATAAGTTATATTTTTTATATATTTTAAAATAGAATAAATAAAGAGGTTAAAAGAATATTATAAAGGAGTGAAAAGATTATCGACAAGTTTGCCGACGATGTGATGTAAATTGAAGTCGTAAAGATTATTCAAATCATCAATAAGAAATTGTTTGCCATCAATAA